CTTGTTTATTATCTTCCATACCTGGTAATATTTCATTTAGACTATGTTGGTAAAATAGAGACCATAGGTAGAAATCAAATAGTTGTTTTTGCGGGGAGTTAGGTACGTTGTATGAATAGTTTATACTTTCATTCATCAAAAATTCATTAAATGATTTTAGTTTATAATTTGGAATATTTATAAAGTCTCTAAATTTACGCATTTAATATCACTTTTTTTTGATAATGGTTCGCATATTGGTCTACCATTTGGCGATTTTTTAGGATCTGGACATTTTCCACTTTTATCTGTATCAAAACTACCAGGATTAGAATGCTGTTTCAATTCTGTATCAACATCTTCTTGAGACGAAAAAGGTCCATAGACAGAAGAATCCCATTTTTCTCCATATTCCTGATCTGCTAGTTCCATCCACCATTGGTTGGTATTAGATTTATATATTAAGCAGTGTCGACTCATGCTTTCATTAATCGGTTTACTTTTGAGCCATTGTTCGAATGTAGAAAACATTATTCTCCGCCTCCACCACCGTCTCCGCCTCCACCGTCGCCACCGGTTCCTCCGCCGAGGTCACCAGAGCTAGAATTGGAATCTCCGCCCCATGCTCCCCATATCCATTCGCCGCTTAATCCGCGACCACTAGGAAATGCGCCACTATGATAAGCTAATCCTTCAGGGGTTTTACGGGCACATTTTTTTTCTTTCTTCTTTTTATTTTTCTTTTTTTTCTTTTCAGTAACAAGAAGATATTCTTTAAATAGCATTCTATTATCCTTTTAAAATATATATAATTTTATTCGATCATTTTTTGTATTTTATTAGCTAACAATTCAAGATTTGGAAGTATACCAGACGTAACAAAATTCATGCCTTGTTCATTACGTGATGACATAAGATTAAATACTTGTTTATCGCTTGATACAATTTTCCATTCTCCGTTTAGCCATTTATTTCTTATAAAATTTGGTGAGGGAGGTATCACTTTGAATGCTTTTTTATTTCCATTCCGATCTAAGAAAACAATCAAATTATTTTTGATCATTGCTTTGTTTATTCCAGATGAACGTAGTGCGTTTTCAATTGTTTTTGCAATTTTCTCTATTGACCAATTTACTATTTCTGATGGAGACATAATTGTACCAGACATTTTATTTTTTGATACTATAGTAGATTTGAATTGTCCTGGTCTTGGTGATGTTTCTGGTCTTGAAGTTGGTTCAATATCTTCTTGTCTCACGTCTTTAAGAGCTTCGTGTAAATTTTTAGATGAAAAATAAAAGATTGTATCAACACTTATTCTTGTGTTGTCCATTTTTTTACCATCCATGATAATAGTTGTTTCTCTGTTAAATTCTTCTTCTATGTTTCCATCTTTTTTTATTCTTGGAGGACGAGGAATTATCGGCATACCATTAAAATATCCTTTTAATTTTAGATATTGAAGATATGATCCTGAAAAATTTCTTATCTTAGGGCCATCAAAAGGATCGGTTGTAATTTCATATGCGAGGTTTAGGTTTTCTTCAAATTCTTGTATTTCTGAACGCATTTTTGGCTGATTTGACCCTGGCTTTCTTAGAATTTCTCCTGTTTTTTTATCTCTTAAAATATATCTTTGAATTGTTCTTTTTGTAGCAGAAGTAGTAATTGTTCCTTTGTTAGGAGTATTGGGTGGTATTATGATAGTAGCAGTACCAGCTCCAAATTCTTCAAATCTAAATCTGCGTTCTCTAACTTCATTGATGTCTTTGAAATATTCATAAAATAATCTCATGGTTATCTCCGTTACGCAATTACAGGTCCAACTCCGCTTACTGGTCCTCCTGCTGGTTGTGTGACTGCAGTATAACTTGGTACAAATTTATCGTAAACCAAATAAGATTGATCTGGATTATCGAGTCGATCTATTGTTTTCTTTTTAAGTTTTTTCTTCTTTTTCTTTTTTACAAAAGTTTCTATGTATTCTCTGAAAGTCATTATAAGTATATTTATCATCGTGTTTGAAATAATCCACGTATTTTTTATGCGTAATCTTTGGTCATACAATATACTTATGTTTAATATGATCAAAGGGAATAAAACTATAGACGGCATTCTTATTATGGATATTGGAAGTGGAAGTCATAAACATATAATTAGAATATGCGATTCTTGCAAAGAAGAGAAAGAAGTAGATTACAATGGTTTTATGAAGAGTCGACAGAGAAAAAAGAAAAGAAACATGATAATAAAAGATTATTGTCGTAAATGTTCGATAAAACATTGTTTATCTGGAGATAATAGTTCTTCTAAAAAGCAAGAAGTCAGAAAAAACATGAGTTTAGCACAATTAAATAAAACTCGATCTTATGGGAAAAGAGAGCAAAAAAAAGTTATTAGAGGAAGAGGAAGATATATTTATGTAAAAAATGATGAGGGAAAATTAGTGCCAGAACATAGACTTTTAGTTGAGAAATCAATAGGAAGAAAACTTTCCGAAGATGAAAAAATTCATCATATAGATAATGACAAAAAGAATAATAAACTAGAAAATCTTTTTACTTCAGATGAAGTAAAACATCAAAAACTTCATAGAAGTTTAGAAAAATTAGCATTTGAATTATATAACTCGGGTCAAATAATTTTCGATCGTATAAATGGAAAGTATTATTTATCTCCTCATTTAAAAGAGAAGAGTATGAAAATAAGCCTGGGATTTGAAAATATAGCTATAATTCAAAAAAAACAAATTTGTAATTCTAGATTGGATGTTCAAACATGTTCCGAAATAATAAGAGGAATAAATAGACCAATTCCATTAATTGCAGCAAACATGTCAACTGTATGCAATGCTGATTTTTGTATACTTCTTTATAAACTTGGAGCACTTGGAGTTTTGCATAGAGCAGATAATGATAGTAACATATTGAAAGATATAAAGAAAATTTCTGTTGAATGTGATATTGTTGCAGCTTCGATTGGAATTAATAGCAATCAATTTGAATTTGCTAAAAAAATGATTAAATCAGGATGTAATATTGTTTTTATTGATGTAGCTCATGGATATTGTGACCCTGTTATTGTTTTAGCAGAAAAAATAAAAAAATATAGTCCAGGAACAAAAATAGTTATAGGAAATACAACAAATATTGAATTGTTATATGAAACATATAGATTTGTAGATGGATTAAAAATTGGAATTGCTCAGGGATTTGCCTGTGAAACTAAAAATACAGCAGGGTGTACTGAAAAACAGTTTTCTGCAATTCACAAATTTAAGTATGAATCTAAAAATTTTGGGATTCCAATAATTGGCGATGGGGGGATAAGAGAACCTGCTGATTTTGTTAAATCTATAGGAGCAGGAGCAAATTCTGTTATGGCAGGTAAAATATTTGCAGAATGCCCTGAAAGCGCTGCTAAAGAAATAATAATTGATGGAAAATTGAAAAAAATATATGCCGGAATGGCTTCTTACGAGGTTCAATCAGAGTGGAGGGGAGGATTGAAAAAAGGAACATGTTCGGAAGGCGGTACTAGACATCTTGATATTGGATTGCCTGTCCGTGAAATGATAGAAAGATATTGTGGAGCTCTTAGATCTGGAATAACATATTCTGGAGCTAAAGACATCAATACTTTTCAAAAAGAAGTGGAATTTATAAGAATATAATAAAGAAACTCCACATGGAGCGTAATGTGAAATTGAAAGATTTAGAATGGAAAAAAACAAAAAAGTTTGAAAGGACTTGGCACAGGTGAATGTTTTGATTTAATTCGCGAGGGATGGATAACACTTGACACTTCAGATCCTAAACAACAGATAGCAAGGTTAGATAAAGAAGATAATTCAAAATTAGTGATGTTGTCTGGAGAAGTTAAAATAAGACAACCAGGAACCTCAATGGCTCCTGATGCATTTTATACTTTAGTTGTTTTAGATGAATCTAAAGCAAAACATATAAAGTATGAGTATAAGATAGATCCGAAACATAAACCTAAAGGTTTTTTGATCTGCCCTGTTAGAGGGGCAGATGTCGAAGACACAAGAGGAATTGTAGAGAGTTTAGAATCAGGAAAAAGCGACGGAATAAAATGGGATATTCATTGGCCACTAAGAGACACAGACCAAGAAGATGATACTGGATATCGTATTTGCGAAGATAATATGAATGCAATAAAAGAATCTAAGAGGGTCTTCTTTGTTTGGGATGGAAAATCTCAGGGAAGTTTGTTTGATTTAGGAATGGCTTTTGCTTTTAGAAAAGACCTTACTTGTATATCTTTGCCTGAAAGAACGCCTCATAAATCATTTCAAAATATGGCAACTGATTGGATGTGCCATAGACGAGATTAACCAAAATATAAAAAAGGAGACAAAAAGAATGACAACAGAAGACGTAGAAGGTGCTACCAATAAGGTACAAAGTACCGAAGGATATCGAGACAGTGTTATAAAATATGAATTGTATAATATTACAACAGGAGCTCATCATGGAACTATCGAAGATGTTTCTACTCCTAATAAAGCTTGTGACGGAACGAGCCCTAATGAAAAGACGAACATATCTGAAGGAGACGTAGTCGTACTAAAGAGCGGCGGACCAAAAATGACAGTTAATTGCATACGCAACGATGCTCATACCGCGCATTGCATGTGGTTTTGCGGTAGTGATAATTTTGCTAAAGGAGAAGGATATTTTTCTGTTTTTGCTTTAGTGCCAGTATTTCAAGGAGAAGAATGTATATTAACTAAAAAAATAACATCATAAAGTTTAAAATGAAATTAACTAAAAAAGAAAAAGCTTGGATCCACGATCACCTTCAAATAAATCCAAATGAAGGGGGGGTGATGATAATTTTTATTGCTCAAAATGCGGACTGCTCATTTCAAAAGGATATACTAGAGTAGTCATAGGTGATCGTGGGCCATATGTTGAATTTTTGCCAAACCAAATAATAAGAGAAAATCTTATTATCCCACCTCAAATGCATATATACTTTAAAGAATTACAAAGTGTGTGTCCAGAAAAAATATTCGTGTATGCTCAATTAAAAACAGTAAAATATGCAGACTACAAAAAAGGGCTAATCTATATCAACCCTGATTTCTTAAAAACAGATAAATATGAATCATTGATTATTTTCGCTTAGACTTTCCTTTCCTTAAAGGAAGTGTAATTCTTGCAGAATCAACTCCGGTAACAGAAAAAGGGTATATTCTTTTTACTGGTCCGGCTCCAACCGGTCGAGCATATGTCGCAACATCACCTGTCGTTGTCCCACCAGCTGCTGCTGCCCCAGTCATTTCCTCCAGGTATTTCATGAATTTCCTTGCCATTATTCTCTCCAAAATATTCAGATGTATCAAAAGTACTTGTTGGTAAGTCTGGTAGCATTAATGTACTCGTCGTAGTAATATCTAACGAAAGAGTATCTGTTGTTTTTCTATCTATCAGACCGATAGATTTAGCTGCCTCTGTGGCAGCAACACAAAGTGGTCAGTGGCCGGGACCAACAAAGAATACAGTTTTCTTCCATATCGGTTTGTCGCTCTGCATATATTTTATTGTTGAGCACCCGACGGCAGCTGTTAGTAGTAAAATCAACACTATTAATTTTTTTTTTTCACTACATTTGACCTCCACCCGCTGGAGCCGCTCCCATGCCGCCGCCAATTGTTGCTCCCATGTCTCCTCCTGGAGCTCCCATATCTTGTCCCATATCTTGTCCCACACCCATACCTGTTGGAGCTTGAGCATTAGGGTCTGGCTGAGAGGGTTGTTGTTCCCCAGATACTTTTTCATCTTCTTCTTCGTCTTGGACGGAAGCATAATCTTTTACTTCTGTTGCAATTTCTTTTAGTATTTTTTCTATTTCTTCGTCATCTTCGGGGTCTTTGAGGTTTTTATTACAAATATCTCTAACTCGCTCTAAAATATCAAAAGGAGAACTAGGAGGTTCTTCTTCCATTTCTTCTTCTGGAGCTTCTGAGTTTTGAGGAAGAGGGCTGCTAGCCATACCAAGGTCTTGGTTACCTTCACCTTCTTCGTTTATTTGTTTTGCTTGTTTTTCCCGTTTTTCCATAAGGGCGACATTTAGAATCCATTCTTTTACTTGATCAGAGCCTTTTGAGTACATAGTATAATTCCTTTAAATATTGATTTTAAGATATATATGTACTCTGTGAGATAATTTTCATAAAATCTTCAGTAGAAATATATTCTAAATCATGTTCTCTAAAATGTTCTCTCGGATCACTATTTTTCCAAGCAATTGCTTGCTGTCTCAATGTTTCAGTGAACATTTTTTTAATATTGATAAAAGAATACCCTTGGATTTTATCTGATATAACTTCAAAGTCTGCGTCTATCCAATCTGTATCTCTTCTATTACATCTACGGAATGCTTTGTCTCTCTGAATATTAAGAAATTTAATTATTTCTTTTTTATCTGGTGTTTTGACTTCAAATTTATAATCAAACATTTGTAGAACATCAGATTGAATATTGTCAATATGGCATGTTCTTCCTAACACATAGATATTGTTATTCTTATGAAATCCACGCATAAGACCACATAGAACTTGAGATAGTCTTAGCGAAAGACTGTCTCTAGAAAAATGATCAGGAGGACAAAAAATTGCGTCCAAGTCTCCGAAGAATAAAATTGCAGGGCATTTCTCTTCTTTTGATCTGTGAAAAGCGTCGTTAAATATAGCTTCAAGATTTTTCTCCGATTCTGAAAACCATTTATTGATTATATTAGTAATTTCGATGTTATAAAATAGCGCGTTTGTATTATAGCATAAAGATCGGGCTAGAGATGTTTTACCATTACCTCGATCTCCATATATCAAACAACTTTTTGGAATTTTACATCCAAAGTTTTTGTAATAATCATCTTCTTCTTTAATGGCAAAACACCAATCTCTCAAGAATGATTTTGCCGGTTCACATCCAATGATATCTTTGAATTTTACGTTGGGTTTGTTAACTTGAATTATTTTTGATATATCAATGTTGTTCATATTTATTGCGCGTGGTCTTTTAACGGATGTCATATATTTTTCCTTTTTTTTATTTTCGCGTAATTTAATTTAATGACAAATTATCTTATATAATATAAGATAACGAAAGGGGCATTTTTTATGCACAAAAACAATTTATACATATCAAACAGAAAAGAAACACCTGACGATCTCAAGATCCTCTATACCGAGCTTTTCAACAACAAGGCTAATTCAGAGAAAATAAAAGCATTTGATGAAATGTGTAGAATTGCATATGATTTTGTTCCGTCAGAACGATGCAAAGGAAAAAAATGTGTTGTTGGTCCTGCATGTGGAAATCTAGATGCAAAAATTATGTTTATCGCTGAAGCTCCAGGGAGAAACGGAGCAGAAAGAACAGGAATACCTATTTATGGCGATCCGTCTGGAGATAATTTTGAAACCATATTGTATAACGCCACTGGTGGACATCTTGCTCGAAAAGATGTTTATATAACAAATACATTTTTATGGAATCCTACTAATGAACAAGGCAATAATGATAGACCAACTGATACAGAAATAATCAAGGGTCTTCCTTTTCTTAAAGCTCAAATCGAAATTGTGAAACCAGAATTAATTGTTGCAATGGGAAATACCGCATATAAAACACTAGGGCACATCTATCCATTACCATTCCAGGGAATCTTGCGCGAAATGGCAGGCAAAGTTTTTAGATGGACAGATCGTTTACTATTAGGGATTATATATCATCCTTCTCCACGCGTCCTAGGCACACACAGGACATTAGAAGAGATGATACACGACATGCGATCAATGCTAAAACAACATGTTTTGATGAGAAAAGGGCTATATTAGGTGAATTAACACAACTCTAAAGAGTTGTATCTTTCTTATTCAATTTTTGTATAAATAATGATACTGCGGAGACAAACTATGGAAGAATTCAATTTCAACAACGAGCTAACAAAGATATCCATACTTATTAATAATGAACGTGTTTTAGTAATTGATAGCGGGTCATGTTTGGTTAATGAAATCAATAAAAGAAAACTAGATGTTCATATAACTTATTGTGATTCCGGAGATTTCACAACGCTAACACAACATCCTGAAGATCATATGAATGCATTCGATGTTATTTTTTGTCCTAATTGCTTGTACGACATACAAGCTGAAAATAGACAATTAGTATTACAGTTTATAGTTTGGGCAATGAAAGATAGCTCCAGGTTAATTTTTTCAGTTCCTAATATAAATAACTTTATCATTAATAATGAAATAACATGGAAAGGAAATAAGTGTTTTCTGAAAGAGGATGAAAAGTTTTTCAAGATTACAAAGTGTCGTAGTTTATTCGAATCAAACACGTGGCTGAGAGTTGACAAAGAGTTTTGGCACAAAACTACAGTTAGGTTTCCTTTACAAAATTTTCGTACGTGGAACATTGAGAACCCAGCATCACAATGGGATTTAGAAAATTTGGCTACCAGGGGAGAGGGAGATTATATTTTTTGTGCAATTGATATGAAAAAATCTTTATACAAGAATGCGCAGAAAATATAAAATTGAGCAAAAAATCGCATAAACATATAATCAAAAACGATCTTCTTTAATATTGAAACCTAAATTAATAAGGAGATTATTTATCATGGCAACTAAACCGTTAAAATCTGATTCTACTAATTCACTAGTTAGCCGAATCAGAGGTACCAAAAGCCGCGCGCTTAAACTTCGCAAACCAGTTATCGCCCCATTCGAGAACAAAGTTACAGTTCTCACACTTTCTTCTGGAAGTACTTCACTAGGAACAATTACTGCTCGAACACGTGCGGAAGCCGCTCGTTTGACCCAGAGTCAAGAAGTTAACCTTCGAATCGGTTGGGATTCCAATCGTAATGAAAAGATTCTTGCCGACTTTGTCTGCTAAGCGACGTCTATGTTACACAAAAAATCCCCCTGAAGAACAGGGGGATTTTTTGTGTAAAGAAATATATATAATACTTATATAGTATACGTAATAAGGAACACTAATGAGTACAAAACAAAGATATTGCTGTAAATTAATTTAAAGACCACTTAATGAACAGGAATTGGAAAGCATGATGAATAAAAATCTTTATGAGGTATTAGAAATTGACAAAAGCGCATCCCAAGAAGACATAAAAAAAGCCTATCGTAAGTTAGCACTGAAATATCACCCTGACAGAAACAAAGGCGACAAACAATCAGAAGAAAAATTCAAAGAAATATCTACTGCATATGAAATCTTAGGAGATGATTCTTCTCGTCAAAGATATGATATGGGCGGATCAACGGATTCAGATTTTAATAACTTCAACGGATTTAATTTTGAAGATCTTATTAATAAAGCATTTGGTGGTAATCCGTTTAGTGGTAATTTTCACAGATATAATCAATATTCTAATCCTCATAAACAAAAAAATATCCTAGCGAATATTATTGTTGATTTTAGTGATATTATTCACGGCGTAGAGAAAACAATTAGCTATAATAGGAAATTATTTTGTTCAGATTGTAATGGCAAGAAAACGAAAGAGAGCGATGGTATAGCAACTTGCGATAATTGTAAAGGTAGCGGAAGATTAGTTATGGATCATGGCATAACGCGTATTCATGTTATGTGTAACGAATGTGAAGGTCGCGGACAAAAGGTTATTAAACCATGTCCAACATGTCAAGGCAAGGGATTCAGAGTAGAAAGAGAAAAAGTAAAGTTTACTGTTCCACCAGGATGTCCTGATGGACATCAAATAATAGAAAGAGAAAAAGGTAATCAATATGGGGAGAATCAGTATGGAGATTTAGGGGTGATTATTTATGCTAATAATCATCCGGTTTATCAAAGAGTTAGCGATAAAGATCTTGCCATTGAACTTCCTATTCCTGTTCATGTTTCAATTGTAGGAGGGAAACTAAAAGTTCCTACTATTCATGGAGAAAAAGAAATCTCTATTCCACAGGGAATTAGAGATGGCCAAAGAATAGTATATAGAGGAGTTGGGCTACCGATTTATAAAACTGGTTCATTTGGAGACATGTATATTGTTTCAAGGCTAGAAACACCTCGGGAAATTACAGATGAAACAAGAGAGATGCTCTCTAAAATTCCTATAGAGGAAAAATCTTACCCGTGTTATTCGCAATTTATGAATATTGCTTTAAATGAAAAACCGCTCAGTACATGAGTAGTTTTTCATTTAATAATAACTGTTTGAATAATTTTTATTATTTGCTTTCGAGTGGTTTATTTTTTGTGGCTCTTGCAGCAAGTATTGATTTGAGTTCATCATCAGTCATATCTTCGATTGTTTTTGCTCTTTTGACTTTGGCAGCTTCTTTTCTTCTTCCGCCAAAAATAGACTGTTTGAGACCGCTTAGAATGTATGAAGCACCAGCTGCAATATCACCAGTTCTCTTTTGACCTTGTGTTGTCGTTGTTGCGAAACCTTTTTTCTTTCCATCAACCTCAAAATCAAAATCTGTAATATTTACAATGTCTTTTTCATCGGGAACTGATACAATAACACTAGACGATTGCCCGTCTGGTTTTTCAACGCTAAATGTCATGTAAGGCCATGTTTTTCCACCTTCTTTTCCGCCGTCATGAATTTGAACATTTGTAGCACCTTGGAAGTGATATGTTGCTTTTCCTGGATTTTCTAGAGCACCTTTGGTTTTGTAATATGCTTGCATTAGTTCTTGTTTAAATTTACCTGCATCCCCTGAGACCGCTGCGTCTTTTAGAGCTTTAGGCATTTCATTAACCAAGTATTTTCTGAAACTAATCATTTTATTGACTCCTTTTTTGTTAAGTTTATAAAATTAGTACTTGTAGTTATATACTCCGGCTGATAATAAAAAACAAAAAAATAACAGTTATAATTAAAGAGTTAGAAATATATATTCATATAGGATTTTATTACAGAACATGTATTTGGATTTGTAATAAAATTTATGAACAAATATTTGATTTTATGAACAAATATTAACTATATAAATTTATATTCTAATAATGGAGAATAAAATGTCAGAAAAAGAGAAACATATAGAAAAATATCCAATTCATAACCCAGATGACGAGTCTCAAGGAATGGAACTTATTGACAAAGAAGAAGGAAAAAAAAGATCGGATGTTAAACCTGGAGAGTTCAAATATTTTTCATTTGAAGACTGGTTAAAGAAAGCTAATGCCTTTTCTGGACACCACGACTTCAAATTTAATGATGACGGCGAACAAGTAGAAGAAATATCGATCCCACAAGGAAGTTTTTTTGGTGATGCAAGATCTGGACTAGCTAGAAAATCTTCTTATAAACAACCTGGACAAGGCAAAACTACTACAGATAGTGAAGGAAGCATGAAAACCACCGGATCAACTGACCCTCTTGAAGCATTAGATATTCAAGTGATAAAAGAGCAATTAGATTCAAACAAAGTTTCGAAGTTAGAATGTATTGCTAATATTATCGATATGGACGTTAACGAAATTATAAAAGGGGCTATTCAAGGATCTACTAGTAAAGGTATGACCGTTAGTGAAATGCTCGACGTGTTAATTGACATGTATTTGTAAGGAGAATAAAATGGATTATATTACATTCGAAGTATGCCTGGAAGGCACAAAGGAACGCCAAGTGTTAGAACTAAGGAAGAAAAAATAATGCCAGGATTTGTAAAAGACGAAAACGCATGGGAAAAAGCAAAGAGAGTTTCAAGGAAAGCTGGGAATAAAGAAGGAACTCAGTCTTTCTGGAAATTTGCTAATCATATGTATTTCAAAATAACTGGTCAAAAAAAACAAAATGAGTCATGGAGCACGGCTGGTCTTGGAACAGGAGTGGCAGGATTTGGGTCAAATGGTCCTACTGCATATCCAAAAATAATTTCTCCTCAAGCAAGTCAAACAAAAGCGCACGGAGAACCTGTAGATCACGAAAAAGGGGATCTTTCGAGTTTCAAAACATGGTTTGATTTCATCGAAAAAAAATCCGAGAGCGATAAGATGCTGACACGTGTTGGAAAGAACAAGTTTGACACCACAAAAGAAAAACAAACGATACCAGGTTCGAAAAAACCAATATTTCCTAAAAAAGACACGGTAACTGTTTGGGGTGCGCCAAAAGATTTTTCATATGTACGTAATTAAAAAGGTAAGCATAGATAAATGGTAAAATAAAGATTATGAAAAGTTTTGTTAATTATTTAAATGAGAGTAATGGTCCTAGTTATTCCGTTTTGAAAAAAATAAAGTTCCACTTACACCAGAGGAATGTAAAATTGTTTTTGAAAAAGACGCTTTGTGGTTTATTAATGGACGCCGATGTTAATGCATCAATTAATATATTACATAGAGGAGTTTATAGTTTCTCTATTGCATAAAAATAAATTTTATATTTTTATATAAAATTTGTAACTATAACACCGCTAAAACTCTTGATGATATTATAAATAAATTTCATGATTTCATAAAAGGAACGGCATAATATGAAATTTGCAGATTATCTAAAAAAAGTTTCTGAGTCCACGGCAACAAAACGTAATGTAACTGGACCCTATGCTAAAATGATGTATCCAACAGCTTATGGATTTTCATATAGAGCACAATATTCACCGTGGAGTATACCAGGAATATCAGGAAAAAAAAAGTGGACGAAAAAAAAAGAAAAAAAAGAGTATTAGCGGATCTTTATAGAAAGATGTTCAACAAAAGTTGGATGCAAAAAGTGCCAACAAAAATATATTGGCATCATCCCGATGGAGTTGATGATTCTGCTGCTTCTAACCCCGACTCTATAATGTCTCAGGGAAGACTTTAATATCTCAGTCAAATCGACCATACACACTTTTTAGTCGAAAATACCAATATCATCAAATTTAATTCATATATCTTCTTTATTTAAACATATTTTGTATGATGATATAAAAATGGAGAAATATATATGAGAACTAAATTACATTCATTTCCTTCTGTTTCTTTATCTGATGTTAATGAATTTGAAGAAACGATGAAGAAACACGCCAGAGCGTTTGCTCATAAACAAATACAAAAACAAAACGAGACAAGAACTGAGGACAAAATTGTAGAAGATATCATGAAGGGTAGCAGAGCTAAAATCGCTGCATGCCTCGCTAATAATAGGGATCCTTTAGAAGAAGTAGATTGGGTTTTTCTCGGATCATTTAGTGATGGATATATGTATCTTGGAGACCATAAATCTTATGTTGTTACTGCATATCTTGAAGATATTAAAGATGACAAAATTGTGATTTCTTTTCCTAAGAGTAAATATAAAAGTAAAATGCTTGGTTCAATAGAAAGAAATAACTATTCTGCATACACTGAATTTGTTACATATGACCCTGAATCAGATTTATATTTTCATCTAGGAAGATTAGCAACAGAAAATATAAAGGAACCTACTGATGCAACGAAATGGAATTATGTTTTTGAATTTGACATTTCCCTGCATAGTGAAGATGGGTTATTAGTGCTTTTATGATAGATGAGTATCTCGATTTTTTTCCGTTTGTTCGTCTTGATGATTTTAGTCCGTTCATGAAAACGGCAGTTGAACAATATGCGAAAGCAGCTTCTGATAAATTCTATAAGGACGAGCTAGATAGTTTAACTAGAGAATATCGAAGAACCAAGCCAGTAATAGAAGCACATTGTCGTAGTGGAATTAGAAAAGAAATAGGATTTGCGTTAATTCATAAATTAAATCCGATAACAAGTGTTGATTTTGAGATATACGAGGATAAGAAAGCAGATAGATATGATATTGCCATTGGAAAGTCTAAGTTAGATATTACAACGGCAAATCCTTTAGGATTAGAACAATATAATGAAAATACGTTTAAGCTTGCTTTTTCTCTTAGCAAGGACAAATACCAATCTATTCTAGACAGATCTAGAAGTGATTGGTATCTTGTTAATGAAATAGCTTTTTTAAAGCAAAAAAATAGAAGAATTTATTATTTTGGACAAATGACGGTAAAAGATCTTTTATCTAGAAAACACTCAAAAGAAAAGAAAGATGGAAAAATTATTTATTGTTTCATTGCAAAAGGCAAACAAACAAAATCTCGTCTTTCAAAGGAAATAATACTCACCTAATAAACAAAAAATATATTTTACAATTGTATCTGTTATTGTCATGATAACCTATAAATTTTATATTTAGAATTTAATAATGAAAACATTCAAAGGAGTATATTATTCGATACAACGAGGTACGGTTAGAAGTAAGAAGTATAGGAAGATCATTTATCACTGGCTTGTTGGGGACAATCATTGGAACATCAATAGGCATAGGAGCACCAACAGATACAAAAATGACTGATATGAAATATCGGAATATGGTAAAAGATTTACCTGTTATTTCTGTACATGATTTAAGATCGCCTTTGTGTTTCGTATCATTTGACACAATTCCATTAAAATTTGCTAATCAATTAAAATTTGTCAATCAGTCAAAAAAGAAAGTAGCTACTGAAAAAATTGATAAACCCGTTATTCAAAAACTAACATTAGATTTAGTTAAATTTTTTGAAGGATTTTATTCGAAGACATATAATGATGGATTTGGTAATATAACTATTGGATATGGTTTTACTAAACACACATTGCCAGGTTTAAAATGGGGTGACACAATAAGTCAATCAGAATCCGATGAATATTTATATAAAGTTCTAAAAAAAAGAGAACAATTTATATATGAAAATATAAAAGTTCCAATTACACAAGAGCAATTTGATGCGCTAATAAGTTGGATATATAATATTGGAAGATCTGCTGCAAAAAGAAGTACTTTGATAAAAAAAATTAATAATGGAGAATATGAGTCCGCAGCAAAAGAATTTCTAAGATGGAACCACGTTCGTGGAAGACGGGTCAAAGGTCTTACAATACGTAGAACAAAAGAAAAAATATTGTTTACCCAGGGTATATGTGAAGCACGTAATCTCTATAATATTATATATAATACCGAGTGAAAAACACGACAAAATATCTAAGTTATATCAACAAAAAAACATTGGAGGATTTTTATGAATAAAGGTAAAGCCTTTTATGGTCATTCTGTATTTTTGTATGATACAAAAAATACAATTAATATATCTGGCAGTAAAGATAATTTTGTCAAATTGTGCCAGGAATTAGGTATTCAAGCAATATGGTTTCGTAGTCATGGAACCAGAGGTCTTTATGGTGATCCTGAATACAATAAGGATATTATGAAAAGATTATCTGACGTTGGTATTCTTAGTGCGCACTGGGGGTGGTGTCAAGGAAAGGAAAACGATTGCGAAAACGTAAACGAAGCAATTGATGAATATTGCAATTTCTGTGATATGTACATAGCAGATATAGAACCAGGTGTAAACAAGAGTAAATGGACAAAAGATTCTCTTGGTGATTTAATTGACAAGATCAAGAGAAATGATATATTTTTGGCTATTACTACATTTGGTTTTGTTCCATGGCACGAACCTTGTTTGTGGAAACATGTTGCAGACAAAATAGATGGATGGGATATTCAAGCTTACTGGCATCATTCGCCAAACACAGGAATAGTGAACCAAGGATTCGCAGAAAAGACAAATGACCCTGCGCATTATTGTGATGTTTGTATAAGAGAGTGGAAGAAATTAATAAGTCAAGACGCAATAATTCATCTCTCAGGGCAAGCTTATTGGGGAGAAGGCGGGTTTACTAAAATAGAAGCTGAGTTTCAATGGGACAAATTTTTCTCAGATTTTAGTGGATGGAATAAGATCTGTGGTTTTGGATATTGGCATCTTGCAAGTTTAGCTCAATCTCATAAGATGATGGAAAAATTAAAAAGTGTTAATATACAACAATATTGGGGAGATGGTATTATTATTTCCGATCAAGAAATAATTAAAACAATACGATATAGCAATATTGAATATTCAGATTATGTAAAGGAATATCAAGTATTTTTGAAAACATTGGGATACGATATATATCCAGATGGATATGCTGGTCCTATGACTTCTAATGCACACAGAAAAGTTTTTGGTTCTTATATCCAAGGAGATCCACGTTTTAATTGCACTTAAACAAATTTAGTAAAGCGCGAATAGAAATTTAGTAGATAATGATTAACATAGGAGAATATGTATAAAAATTGCACCGATATATATTAAATTTTCTAGATAAATTATATACTAGAATAGAAAAACAAAATCCCGTGGACGAAATATGATACAAAGAAAACATTCTATAAGGTGTTTAATATAAATGACTAAATTAATTACACATATTGGTATTTTGCATGTTTGTGATGTTATTCCTTCAGATAATATTGCATTGATTTCGTTACGAGCACCGAACAGTGGAGAAGATCTTTGTACTCAAATTAATTTTGCTGGTAAAGAACTTAAATTAAAACCCGGGTGGAAGAATATTTGTATATTAGAGTTTGATGACATTGACAAACCTATTGAAAATTTTGTTCATTTTAATGAAGATCATGCAAATAAAATATTAGACTTTGTCGAATCAATGAAAGATAAGAATATTATAGTTCATTGTCATGCAGGAGTAAGTAGATCAGGAGCGGTTGCTAAGTTTATTTCAGAAGCGTATGATTATAAAATGATGAACGATGATCAAGGATATAGTCAATTTGTTTATAATATTCTTATTACTACACACGACAATAGAGTAAATTTCGCATAAAGTGAAACTTATATAGTTGATAAGGTATTAATATGAGACCAACCAGGGACGATAATTTTAAAGAAATTTCTCAGGTAGCGGCTAAGCTTAGTAGAGATACATCAACTCAACTTGGTGCTGTTATTGTTAATTCTGACAATGTAATTCAGGCTGTTGGGTATAACGGATTGCCTCGAGGAGTTGATGATGAAAATCCAGAGAGATATGAGAGACCGTTAAAATATAAATGGTTTGAACACGCAGAAAGAAATGCGATATATAATTTTGCAAGACAGTATCTTAAAGGAAGTTCTATTCATCTTACTTGGATCCCATGTACAGATTGTGCACGAGGAATTATTCAAACTGGGATTACAACGGTTATTATATCAGAAACAGACGTAAAAGATAGATGGAAAGAAGATTTTCTGCAATCATTGATAATGATGAAAGAAGCTAAAGTTAGAGTTCGTATGCCAAATAGCGAAGAAAATATAATTGAAGATTTAATAATAAAACTATCAGGGGAATAAAAATGTCTATTAGTCTAGATATGAACAGAGTTCTGAAAAATATTGAAAGTTTGTTCGATGTCGCCGTCATACTTGGTGTTCCTATAAAAGAACTGAATGATGTTATAAAGGAACTGGAAAAAATTTCTAAAAATATTAAAAGCATTCTCAACGTCGCTGTCGCATCTGATATTTCTGTAAAGGAACTGAGCGATGCTATAAAGGAACTAGAAAAAATTGCTGAATATATTATAAACATATTGCCACTTCAAGATTATAAAGGTATTTCAGGTTGTTTAGAACTCAAAACGCGATCAGTCGTCCCGCTAATATATACATGTGGAAAATGTAGGCATTGTTTTATTGATCTAACAAAGAAACAAATAAAATCAAAAACGTTTAGAGGCTATCTCAGAGCAGGAGAATCATTTTATTGCTATAAAGAACCTATAGTAACACATATTAAAAATAAAAGATACGTTCCATGTGACATTAGAAACGCAAGCGGGAAGTGCGAAATGTTCGAAGATATTCCTAAAAAGGAAAGTTATACAAGAGAATATCAAAGAATAATAAAGGATCCATCAACATGGTTTCATTGGAAAAAAGTTCCAGTTGATAGTCCAGCTTGGAGTGTCATAGATAGAAATAGAACACTTGGCATTCAAGAACCAGACGTATTAGTTGAAAATCCAACAAAGAAAGGTAAGTAATATGAGCGTTGAAAAACTGAAAAGCGGGGTTTAATAGATACAATTATGAGAATTTTAAATTATTTACTATCTCTAGTGTTTATAGTTTTGGTATCTAACATATGCGTTGCAAAAGAAGATATATCTTCTAATTTCTCTGATTATAAAATCTTAATAGAAAGAAATATATTTGATAAAAATCGAAATGCTCAAAAATCACTGCCTAAGGTCAAACCAGGCCCGCCACCCAAGTCTGTTCCAAAATTAGAAACCATTACCGTAACAGGAGTAATGATTTCTAATTCTGAAAACACTACTTTAACTGAAAAGGTAATTTTTATCGAAGGATCAAAACCCGAATATCATAAGGTTATGATCCTAGGAATGAAAATTGAAGGATTTGAATTAATAAAAATCGATACAAGTCAAATAGAATTAATGAAAAATAGCAAAACAATAAAAATACCTATTGGAAAAAGTATCATTGGCAATGAAGAGAAGAAGTGGAGGCTATCAAATGCTCCTAAAACATCTATTAAAAAATCTTCAGATGACACCGAAGATAATTCGAATTTATTAAAGAAATTAGCAGAAAGACGACAGAAAGAATTATCTGAGTAGTAGGTTTTGTAAAAAGTTAGGAATCAGTTCATATACATCTCCATCTTGCATATAAACTATTAATTTTGCATTTTCTCTCTGACCTTTAGTTTCTGCTTTTCTTATATATTTATCCTTTGCTCCCGTATTAATAACACGAGTTATATTTCTACAAACACTTTCATGTTTTAGAGATGGGTTTATTTCTTCTTTTAAATTGAGAAAATCTTTGAACACGTGCATAGTAATAATATATATTAGAAAGGGTACAAATTTCGAGAACTTTATTAAATCTTCTAACAGAGCAAGTGAATAAAATTAAGAATAAAAGTTGTTTATAGATTTGATCCATTGTTTTCTAAGACGAGCATCAAGAAGTAGTTGATCTGACTTTACTCCGTCTAATAAGAAGAAAAATCCATCTTCACTTCCTAGTAAAGGATTATTTCCTCTTCTATTTACAAAATACATTTTATCAATAAATGATTCTGGACAATGGTTAGGATATATATTTAGAACAAATAGTTTGCATACGCCCCAGTGATGTGTACCAACAATATCAAATAAAAGTTTTTGAATTATTCTGCGGTCTTCTTTGCTAAGATCAACTGTTACAGTAGGAGAGTTTTCTATTTGTGCATATCCTATATTTCCAGTATATTTAAATGAAGGCCTTAGCAAAGGTTTAGATATTTCGATTATTTCAGATAGAGGAATAAAGTTATATGGTATATCTTTATTTCTTCTATTCTCTAGGAACTCTGATTTTTTTTCTAATCGATAATCATTTAATAAAATCAATATATCCAAATATATATCTTTGTCTAAATAGTCATATTGACAATTATAAGTTGTCTTTAGTATATCGTCAACAATGTTATCTAAAACTTTATACGTAATATACATCATTATATAATATAGTACAATATATTATATAAATTTTTCGTAACTGTAACAATATATATATTTATGAAAACATTCCTACAATATTTAATTAGCGAAAACCTAGATAAGTCCAAGGGAATAAATAATAATTTTATTAATCATGACCACAAGGATGCTAGAACATTTACTATTATTAATCACGAATATATTATTGGAGCAACAAGATATCATTCCGAATTTATTATGACACATTCAGTAATTAGAGGATACCAGAGAAAAAATATTATACGTGGAGAAATAAACGGGATAAGCTCAAACAAAAAACTTCCTATGTCAATAATGAAAATGTCTCCTGGTAGAGTTAGTAACTGGATAGAAGGACGCATATGGCTAAACAATTATGTCATTGCCTTTTGGAATTTAAAAAAAGATATACTGAGAAGCGATATTAATTTAATTTTTGATTTTTATAATATATCAGAATCAAATAGAAATAAATTTAGAATAGACGTTGAACATCAGAATAAAAAGTATGGGCTTGATTTTAATTTTGAAGATCTCGTTTTAGTTAATGATTTACAACAACAAAAAGAGAAACAAAAATCACCTGAAATAATAAAATTAGAAAAAGAACTTATGGATGCACAAAAAAGGTATCATACACAAACTGGAACAAGTAAGAAATACACTGAGATATTAATAAAAAAAATACAAGACAAAATTTTATCTATTTCATCATAAAATTATTATTTAATTTCATAAATGGAATTGTATATATTTTACGATGAAATTCAAGGGATATATCGATAATTTAATTAATGAAATGTATACACCACCAGAACTCTCTAAAGAATTAATAAAATTTTTGAAAACACTAGAAAAAGATCCAAAATATATGGATCAGGCAAAAAAAATACGAGAAAAAATAGAGCAAGAAATTCTAAGGTCTGGTAACTTGTAACACTACTTTTCAATCATTATATCTAATATAGGTTTCTGTCCTGTTATTTTTCCTTCTAACCAAGGAAATAGATTCCAATCAATAAAATTTCTATTTTTTTCCTTATTCAAATTTAACATGTGACATATTTCTCCTATATGTTTAATATTTCACATATTCTTTTATAATCTTTCTCTTCCTGTTGTTGTTTGTGTATATTCATAATATTCAATATTGCTTTACCAAAGTGGTCAGAATAATATTTCGAATCAATTTTTAGGTGTTTTGAAAAACTTATTCTTTTTTCGTCAGATATTAGACAGTTACACATATTCATCTTGATGTATAACTTTTTATGCATAATTACTGCTAGATAAGAACTATTTTGTTGAAGTTGTCGAGGAATATATTTCCAGTTATCTGGATCTTCTAATTCTTTCTTTAAAAAATCAGTTATTCTTTTTAAGTATGTGTTACCATTGTTATCCATTGCTATATCCTTTTTTTCTGAACTTATATTTTTAATATAGTTGAGCAAAGCTAAGATGTGTTCATAATTCTTTGTATCGCTTTACCAAAGTGGTCAGAATAATATTCAGAACTTATTGTTAAGGGTATTGTTTTTCTTCCTGTTCTAATATTTTCTGTTCTAATATTTCCTGTTCTAATATTTCCTGTTCTAATATTTCCTGTTCCTGTTCTAATCTTTCCTGTTCCCGCTGTCTTTGTTCGGCTAGTTCTGGATTACGATCATAATGTTCTTGATTTTGTTTAATTCTACTTATTATTCCTGGTGTTAGTATGGTATATGGTCGTGGATAATCTGGTCTTGGCATTTTTGTTCTCCTTTATCTCATATGCTAATATGGGTACTTTATAGCGTTGTTCATTTTCTTTTACTTTTCACATACTTATATTATTAGCCACTAATCTTGCTTGCTCATATGAATAATACACTCTTTATATGTTCTCGATAAGATCGTTAATCATTTTCACTTGTTTTTTAGTAAATTTCCAACGAATATTTACATTACTATCTGCCCATTTCTTGGGGCTTGAATCTTTCTTTTCCTCGCTCATAGCCCACCAGTCTGCAACCATTTCTCCAATATCAAGATCAGTCATATTTGTAGCGTCTATCATTTTTTCAGGAGGCTTATCCCTATTTTCTCTATTTATTGTTTTTCCTTTAGTTGGAGAAGTTGACTCAGGATGATGTCTATTATTTTTATTACGAACATGGCTCTCTGTTGCTTTACTCATTTTTTGTTTCATTTCTTCAGAAGGCGACCAATCAATACCATTTTCTTTACATCTATAACCCCAAGTTATGTTTATATAAGGTTCCATTTCCGGATCTTCATATTTACTTTTATCATGAATCTCACCCCTGTCAATCAATCCGGCAAAACGTTTTGGATCATATTCTTCTATTTTCTTACAATACTTTTGAACAAGCCTAATATGATTATCAGTTCTTTTCTTAAAAAATTTGATCATATTTTTTCTTTCTGTATATTCGTTAAATTTTTTCATATTTTATTTCCTTTATTTATCTTCGGTAAATTCATAATACCTACCTATGAATTCCAGCATTCCTATATCTCGTAGTTTTTTCATTTGCTCTTTTATTTGATCAGGATTGAAAAAAGTATTTAAGCTATATTTTTTTTCATGTTCACAAGGATTTTGTATATCATTGATTGGATCTATATTCCAAACAACTGGTTTGCCCGGAAGACAAATAACTAATTCACTGAATATGACACCTTCATGTATAATATTGTTTTCACGTATAAAAAAACCATTCCCATAATGTTTCCAAGAGAGAACTTCTTCGCATTCTTTTTTTATTTCTTCTTTTTGTTTTCGTTCTTTCCATAATGATCCGGATATAGTGCCTATAGCACTGCTTATAATTGAACTTATTATATCCATGTTATTATTCTCCTAAGAATTGTTTCCATCCATTCCATTGTTCTTCATAAGTTCTTTGAGGTTTAGATGGTAATTTTTTATCTTCTTTGTATTTGATTCTATATTCGTCTAGTTTGGTTATATTCATATTCTTAGTAACCAACCGAGCTTCTTCATATGTATAATATTTTTTTCTAGTTCCTAGAAAATCGTAGTAATCAATCCATTCTTTATTTTGATATTTTTCATCTGGAGCACAATGTAATAAAGGATCTTCTTTATATCTTTTATAGTATTCTTTTTTGTTTTTAATACCAAGCTTCTGTACAGCTTCTTTTGCTTCTTCATATGTTTCATATACTTGCTTTTTATTCTTATCAAATATATCGTACCAACTATTAAACATAGGGTATACATAAGAAGGATGAGAGGGGAGCCTAGGGTCTATTTTATATTTTTTTCTATATTCTGTACTAGATTTTATATTCAATGCTCTAGTAGCTTCTTTAAATTCTTCGTATGTATCATAATAAGATTCATCATATTGAATATATGCTTGCCCTTCTATGTTCATAGTCTTTTCGTTCCAGAATTCATATAAATATCCATTTTCTTCACAATATTGTATAGCAACTTTTTGTTTGAGAAGATTGTCTGGAATTACTTCCATTAGTCTAATGGGTTTTATCTCTAATATTTTTATTTCACTATTAGTATATGTTGCAATGAAATCAGGAATATAAATATGATTAGATCCTTTGCTACTCGCATATTTTATTTGAAGAGGCTCATATGTATATTCTATACAATTGGAATCATTGTCTAGTAGGATACAAGCCGTTTTTTCATAAGAAGATTTTAACTTTATTGTATTATAACTATTCTGGCATTTAGAGCTAGTATGTCTAATTTTTTTGCAATTGCCAAATGGGTTGAATTCTCCTGATTGTATTTTATCTGCTATTGTTTGGCTTATTTGTTCTTTTATTTCTTTTTTCATTCCGCCTTGTTCTTCATAAAATTTCTTTTTTGCTTTAGAATATGTCTCTTTCATTTCTGGCGTACGTATTTTACCAGTATTAGATATACTTCTTTTTTCGTTGGATTCTTTTGATTGTGTTTTTCCTAGTTGAGGATTGGGTTTTCCTAGATCAAAATATCTTTTTCCTTTAACATATCTAATTGTATTATTTTTTTTTGCATAATCAGACATTTTTTGTTTAGTTTCGTCTGACATCTCTCTACCTTTGAGAGTTATGCTTATTTTTTTCTTATGTTCATCAGTTGGAGGGGCTTTGAGTTTACTTTGAACATAAGACTTGCAATAATAAACACCGTGTTTATTTATATTTTTTATTATTGCATTTTTTGTGACATGTTGTGTTTCTCCGTTTCCTGCACATACAATATCCATTTTTTCTTGCTGTAGTCGTTTTTGCCCTAATGATTCTAATTTTTGTCTTATGTTATCATAATATTCTTGGTTCATGGCCATCTCCTGTTAATTGTTTATATAATAATATAGATAATGGTGTGGAATTTTTTACATTTTTATTATACTTTTTGCTTGCGGTGTAATAAAACCCCTTGTTGTGTACAGAAAATATACAAAAAAAGAGAGAAGCTTTTCAGCCCCTCTCAGTGTATAGAGTGTTGATTTTGTTATACTTAGATTATGAAATTCTGTATAGAAATCCTCGCATAAAATTTCGCACCTTCTCTGAGCAACTTTTTGCCGTAGCGAGTCAAAACGCCTCTACGCGGACAAAACGAGTCAGGGTCGAGTACGACTGGTGTTTGAGTGAGTGGGACATATGGGCAATAGAAGTAGCCTGAGTCCATGTAAGAGTCTCCACGGTAACCCATGAGGATGGAACCACGTGGGAAGAGAGGATCTTTATAGACACGCCATCTGTTGCTGACTTGTCCAACATACTGAATACCAAGAGAGCTTTCAAAGTTGTTGCTTGGTGCTGGGGCGAATCCGGCGGTAGCTGTTTCAAAGATTGAAGCAACTTCTGGGGATGTGACGATCCAGTTAGCACCACCACGAAGAGTTTTTCTGTGGATGATGTTGGAAATTTCAACGACCTTGACATATAGCGATTCGTATTTTTCCTTGATTGTGTCACCAAGAGCAGTGGCGAAGTCCCAGGTAGCAACTGTACCAGCGTTTACACGAAGGTCCGTGATGATTTCACGGTCGATTTCAAGGTTGATTTCCTTGGCAAGAATTTGTGTAAGTTCTGCTTCGGCATCAATATTGTGTTGTGATCTGAGGTCTTGCTGTGCTTCGAATGACCAGACTGCTTTGAGCTTACGGGTTTTAGCGGTGATTGTTTCTGATTCAATAACAAGATTGACTTCAGGAAGATCAACGTTACATTCCATATCATACTCATAGACACCGCTAGCAAGGGTGACAGAGTCTGTTGCGACTGCGATAGAAGAACCTGTAATCGTTATAACACCAGTAGCTGGAGTTATAGCGATAACTGTCCAAGTCATGCTTCCACCAGGAACAGGAACTATATCTGTGATATTGTAAGTGTATGTTCCACCGGAAAGAGTTCCGGAGACTGTTTCATCAACTGCGCCAGCGTCAGCTGTACCAGTGATTCTTAGAGTAGAGGTTGATTGTGACGAGATAGCGATATCAAACGCTGAACTACCAACGCCTGCATCAGTAGCTGTTATTGTGCCCCAGAACATATAAGGGGTGTTTGTTCCCACTGGAGACGAGTAAGCACCTGGGAAACCACCAGCTGTTGCTGCAGTAACGGAGTTGTTAACATTGGCGTCGGCTATGTCTGCGTAGAGTTGACCATTGTTGAGAACTGGGGTATGGCCAAGAGTAATAACAGCAGAAGTGACTGATGCAAGAACAGCAGTAGCGGCTTCGTTATTAATTCTTTGGTGGGCATACCAGATGTCCAAGTTTGCATCACCATCAGTTTGTTGTTGCATCGTGATGGATTCGGCGCCGGCGGTACCGACGGCAAGGTCTTTATTCGTTTGACCAAGGGTAGAACCCTTGTCTGTGCCATATCTAAATCTTAGATAGTAAACTAGCCCTGTTGGGCCGAGAAGTGGTTGTACGGAAACGATCTTGTTCGCGACTAGTTGAGGATAAATTCTTCGAACTAGAGGAATAGAAATTCTACGGAACTGAGAAACATCAGAACTATCAGTACCACCAGTGAGAGCTTCTGTTAGCGGGCTTTCATTGGCAAGTTTCTGGTTCTCAAGAAGAAGAGCCGTCGTTCTTTTAGTGTGCTCATCTTCGATTCCTTCGAGAAGACCATATTCACCCCATTTGTCTACCATCTTGACTGATTCGGCGATGAGATTGTTGTTTAGATCCATTTGTTTATCTCCTTATAATATTTCGAATCATCAAATTGTTTATGATTTTTGGATTCCTGCCATTCTTAGCAGGTCTTCTTTGCTGTATCCAAAGTTGTCGTCCTTATTTTCTTTAACGACTTCTTTTTCCTCACGCTTGTCTACGGCATTCCCTATGTTTTCATGAAAAATATCTTCTTCGGACATTTCCTTGATGTCTCCGCGACCTTCTGCTTTCTTTGCATTCTTCTCGGAGATTCGACGTTCTGCTTCTTTACGAACTGTTTCATAGTAAGCATCGTCTCTATCACCCGGGTTGTTTCCTTCTGTAATTGTTTTTACTTTTTTCTCGTAGTTAGCATTTTCTGTGGTAAGTCTGAGATTCTTAGCCTTTAGAGCTTTGATTTCTTTTTGGAGCGCTTCCAGGCTTTCTTCGAGCGTTTCGACTTTTTCACTTGCTGTGTTTTTTAGTTCGCTTGGAGTAAGCGAGGCAGCGATGATGTCTTTGATGCGATCAAACGCGACTTTGTTTTCGAGTATTTCTGGGGAGTTTCTAAGTTCTTTACGAACTGACACAGAAATTTCTTCAACCTTGTCATTTAGGAAGTTATCAATCTTGTTAACCAAATCTTCTTTAATATCTGCGATTTGTTGACTGTAAGATTCATAAAGAGTTTGTTCGATTTCTTCATTTTTGCCTTTTTCTTCTTCAAGCAATTTTCCAGCGACCTCATATTGCTCTTCTAAGAAGGTCTCAAACTCAGTTTTCTGAGTTATTGTGGCTTCTTTTTCTTCTTCAAGCAATTGCTTTGCTTCTTCGTAGCCCTCCAGAGCGGTAGTTTCAGCTTCTTTAAGCTTATTTTCGCCTTCCTGGCGAGTTTCTTTTAGTTGCTCGTCCCATTCCTTATAAGATTCCTCGAGAGTTTTTTCATATTCTGCTTTGATTTTTGACTCTGTTTCTTCGACGAACTCACTAATGGCCTGCTCAACACCAGAAGCTTGATCTGCTGGGATCATGCCCTTGAAGGACTCCATAATTTTTTGAGTAACTTTGTTGCCCATTATATGATCTCCTAATTATAAAGTTTTTTACTATTTATAAGAATTTTTAGATTCTTCTAATAACCCTTTAATAAAACCAATTAAAATTTGTGGATTAATACTAGTAACATTGGTATTATTTATGATATTTCTTTCTTTTTTTTGCATTTTTTTTTGCACGGCGATTTGTGTGCCTGTGGTTTCATGTTTGTAAAACTTATTTTTACCTTCTCCAACAGCGTGTGCAAAAGCCTCGTTTGTTGAAGGATCAGCGACGACATCAAATGTAATAAGTTTGAAGGATGGATCAATTATCATCGATCCATCTTGTCCTACTTTGCCTGTTCCAACTCCTCTAGACGAAATTCCTATAGGAATTCCACAACGAATAATTGTTTCCAATATATTTCCAGCTGGTGTTGGTAAGATTTCACCTTCACCCAACATCTCTTGGCCTTCCCACCATAACTTGGTGATAAGGTGAGATGCATTTTCAAGGTGAATGATACTATCGGCGGGGTGGTCGAGTTCACCAAATAGTCTATTCTGTTCGATGATAGGAGCAAGGCGAACTCTTTCCCTTTCTAAAATATCGTAGGAGTAAATTCTTTTATTCTTATTCTGAATATCAGCTTCCTGAAATTTACCTTTAAATCGGACTGAGCCAGGATTAGATCCAGTTCCTTCGTTTACCATAATTTCAAACGTGGCGCTTCCCACACAATCACATATTAGGAATTTATCATTTCTGCTCACTGGATGTCTCCTTTTAGTCTAGATCCAATTGCTTAGCACCGAGAGCCTTTAGAGTCATTGGATTGGTATGAATACCAGTCTTCATAATCTCAAAACCCCTAGGTCCGTCAGTTTTTTCAAGATCTAAGCTATCTGGGCCCATAGATTTTGGAATCATTGGGTTTTTAATATTTGTTTCTTCGTCTCCTTTTTCGACATCTTTCGTTCCGCCTTTAGCGTGTTGTTTATAATTGTCGCCGTCTAGGTCAAAGCTTTTGTGAAAGTGACCTGGATCAACAAAGAGTTTACCTTTGTTGAGGCTATAATCATTTCCCACACCAGTTAGAAGTGATCCAACGACCATTCTTACTAGGTTTTCGTTTAAAGGACCATGTGCCTGTGCCATAATCTGCGAGGCATATTCTCTATATCCGGTGACAACTTTTGAAACCTTAGAAGGATCAATATCATATACTTTAGCATCAGATTCTAGTGTATTTGCTGTTTTTGCGAGCATCTCAGCAAGATGTGTAAGCGAGTCGTATTGTTTTTCAGCTGTTTTGTAGACATCTTCAAAATATCTTTCAGAAACTTGCTCAAAAGCTTCAAAATCATCGTCTGAAACTTCTTCTTCGAGTCCCCAAACCTCATCGCTTGCAGCATACTTGATAATGTCATAAGCTTGGTCTGTATAAGTGCTATGAGCAAGTTTTTTCAAACCATAAGCAATATCTTCACAAAGTTCATCATCCCAATTTGTCTCGTTTTTCTTGGCAAGAATTCTTGAAACCATTTCCTTTAGTTCGTTCTTTGAAGCGTAAATGATAGAAGGGTTGTTAGCGACGAGATTCATGAGAGTTTCGCCTAATCCTTTTTCATCTTTTTCGTTGTTTTTTCTTTTGACGTCAACAACTTCGTCTTCGAAATCATCTTCATCTTCTTTTTCCGAGAGTTTTGTACGTTCTTTTTTAACTTTTTCGCGGTGTTTTTTGGATTTTTCAGAGTTCTTTTTCTTCGAATCTTTTTTCTCATCTGTATCGACTTCTATTTCGTCGATTTCATCTTCTCTTTCATCTTCTTTTTCTTCGCCTTTTTTTCTGCCTTTACTTTTCTTTTCGTCATATTCTTCATCGTCGTTTTCTGAGATAACATTTTTGAATTTAATTTTGAAAATGCCTGTTTGTTGTTCGCAAACAATTTCTGCTACTTGCTTTACAGCTTCTAGCAGATGACGTTTTACCTCATTGTAGTTTGGTAACACGCCAGCATATTCTTCAAGAGCATCATCAACAGCTTTCAGATTAAGAAGTTCGTCTTTTGAAGAGGTTTTGGACCCATACTTTCCATCAGGTTTTTGAGCGGCTCTGGTTTTACCTTTTTTCTCTTGACCTTCTTCGTCAGCGTTATCAACGCCAGCGTCTCCAGGTGCTTTTCCTGGCTTCTGGGCTTTAGATTTTACCATTTCAGAAACAGAAACTTTATTCCATATTTCGTTTGCGGTATCTGTATCGTCATTATAGAGAGCGTCTACGAGTCCTCGTAGAATACCACGTCTTGCTTTATTTACGGAATTCTCATCAATAACAAGTCTTTCGAAATTTTTAAGCTTAATGGTATTATTCTCTGTGAATGAATATGTAGCTTTCAACAGAACATTTGTATTTCCTGCTGGATGATAAACTACATAGTCTTCGTTGACGCTACGAACATAAAGATCTTTCCCAACCAACTGGGAAAGGACTTTACCTGCGGAAACAAGTTCTTTTTCTACATTGGCAAAAGATCTTTTTTGAATCTCTTCAAAAACATCTTGTTCAATGATTTTGGTTTCCATGAAAATTTCTCCTTATAAAATTTAGTTAAGGTTTTAAATTTATGCGGTTATAGCATACTATTTCAGCTATTTCTCCTGGTATTATATATACAAATGTGATAATATTTGTATTTAAAATAATATATATAAATATTATCACTAGGATTAAAATATGAAATTTAACGAATATTATATAATTGAGGCAAATAAACAAGAAAAATTATTAATACAAAAAGATCCTAATTTTATATTAGGAGCTGAATTAGAATTTATAGTACGAAAAAAAGATAAACTATATGACATGGATGGTGTTGCAGACTTATTATCAATTTTTTCTCCTTATAAATTCAATTTTGATGAAGATATAACAATAGAAGAAGGGGATGATATTGGAATCGAGATACAAACTTTTCCATACGATTGGGACAATTTTCAAAAAGTCATTAAAAATTTTTTCAAATTTATACAAAAATATGGATACACAAATAATTCTTGTAGTTTTCATGTAACTATAAATTATAAAAATGTGAAATTACCTTCAGATTTTGGTCAAAAATTAGCACAATCAATAAACGATCCTAAAGTATATAAAGATTTCCCATCTAGAAAAGATCATCAACATGCTTGGTCTAGAACTAAAGCGGTTATGTATGGATTTTCTGATGATTATTATAAAAGATCATATACATTTAGACAAAGAAGAAATAATCCAGAACAAGTAGAGTTTAGAGCAATTGGCGGAAAAGATTATGAATACAAATGGGATATTATTAAAAATATTATATTAGATTATATGGTTAATTATTATAAATCAGCATTTACTCATGATTTTATGAAGAGAAAAATGTCATATTCTTTTTCAGATTCGCAGATAAAAGCTAAATTATTGAAATCGAAAAATATAAATGATATTAAAAAATATATGTATCAGACAAATAAACGTTGGCTTGAAGCTGAGCCTTATATTATGAAAGATCCTGAATATGCTTTTTATTATGCCAGAGACGTAATAAAAGGTCGTTGGCCTGAAGCTGAACCTTATATTATGAAAGATCCTGAATATGCAGAAGAATATAAACATGCCGTCATTGATCAAATAAAATAATTATAAAAAAAATTCAATTATTACTCATCATAGTTAATATCGATTTCCTCTTCGTCAGCTTCTAAATCAGCAAAGTCTGTGAATCTCTTTGGCTTAGATTGTTCAGGCACCGCTAATGTTTCAGGTTGTTTTTGGATATCCATTCTCAAAGGAGTTCCTTCAATTTCAGGAGCCATTTTAACTCCAGCTGCTGGTGCTTCAGGAGCCATTCCAGCTCCGGTTGCTGGTGCTTCAGGAGTTGATTCTAAACCAGGAAGACCTTCTAATCCTGGTGTTGTTCCCCCACTTGGAGGAACAGGTGGTACTCCAAATGCAGCTTGATCAGGGGTTGTTAGCTGAGCGAAGATTTGAGCCTGAGCTTGAATTTCTTGCTCTCTCAATGTCTGTTGCTCTTTTTTGTCTATAATTTCTTTTGCTTCTTCTTTTGTATGACTCAATATTTTTGTCAGTATTGTATAATCATCATATATACTACTTCCCTTTATAGAAGCAGCTAAGTTGTATCTATTAGTAAGAAGCTCAGACCTAGATAACTCCAACCAATCTGAAGGAGAGGTAAAATTAATTTTTAGACTTCTAATATCTTCTTCTGAGAACCCCTTTAGAATAAGATGTCTTATTGCTATTTGTTTTATACCCTGAGCAATAATCTTCTGAATTCTAAAAATTGTTCTCGCGAATCTCATGTCCTGAGTAGCAAAGGATGTACGGGTAATACTTACTTCATCTTGGAATAAGTAAGTCTTAGGAAGTTTCAATGCAACCATTAATTTCTCACGGAAATATTTTGTATCATCTATTTCTCCCAAATTGCTGTTGAACGTAAATCCAATAGAATTAATACCGAATGTATGATAGCTATGATATTTTTCATCTACATCAATAGTTAATGTTCCAACTTCAATTTCATCTTCTAAATATTCTATTTTGGTAATTTTATGATTATATAATTCAATTTCATTTTTTAATTGTTCAAAGTTTTCATACCCATTAGCTTGAATCATTTTTTCTAAATTGTGTTTTTTTATATTTTTTAATTTATTTAATTTTTTAAATTTAGCAGCAAAGATGGTATTGTTTTGAATAACATCTGTTAATTGATCTATAGATTCACATTCGGGTATAAATGTTGAAACTTTATTCATTAATTGTTTGTGTATATTTTTATCATGATAAAGTAATAAATCTTGTTTTAATTCTCTAGTTGATTTATACCCAAAAGACTTTACTAATTTTTTCAAATGAATTATTGTAAAGCCTTGCGATGTGTTAAAGCTCTTTCTGGCGATATGAGTATTAAGCTTCCCAAATCTTGCAATAAAATTTTTATCCTTATTAATTTTTTCTATTGTTAGATATGTTTTTCCATTTGATTCAATCATATATTGTTTAGCCTTATCAAAAAGATAAGAATCAAATTGTATTTTTTGTTTAGAAATAATATGATTTCTCATATTATCATTTTCCCACATAATAATATTTCGTTGTGATTGTTTTTTTGAAATTTCTTTCCACATTTCTGGTTTATTTATTTTAGACTTCGCTTGGCTTTTTTTACATATATCTTTGAACTCTTCTCTAAATTTAGGATTTTCTTTTAATTTTTTAGCCATAGCCATAGAAGCTTTATATGCATTCTTCTTGTAAATTAATCTTTTTTCTTCTCTTTCCTCTTCAGACATATTTGCTAAATATCTTTCATTTCCTTCTATTATTCTTTGTCTAATTATAGGATCGTTTATATGACGCGAATGATAAATAGCATGGTCTTTACTTGCCATTCGTAATAAGTTTTCTGGATTATTATTATATCTGTTATAATCTATATGATGTGTTGTTTTTTTAGGTTCGTTTATATATTTTTCACAAAAATTCCACTCGCCAACTAAGTCGTTTGTAAAATAGTTAGTAATCATTCTATGAACAAAAACCCATTCTTTAGAGTTATTATCATAAATCTGCTCATAATGTAATTTTCTAGACATACAAACTTTTTCTTTTCTTGTATTTAATGGAATAATGCTTTCGCCAACCTCTAATTCATCTGCTCTTATTTTTCCTTTACTCAAAATTGGAAACTTGTGATCAGGAGTACAAGTAATTGTTTTCCCATTATCAAACGTGAGCTTCATGACCTTTGCTTTTTCATGTGTTGTACCGGCCCATGATACTATACCAGGAACAATTTCGCCATTTTCAGGATTACAAGAATATATCCAATTTTGTTTTCCTAATTGATGCTCTTCTTTCATTTGTTGTAATGTAAGAACTCTACTATCTAACAATGGTATCTCGGTGTCCATTGACAAACATCCACCTGGCAATGTTTCTATTCTAGTATTTGATTCCGGCCTGGTAGGAATGAAGAAATCTTCGTCCGCTGCCCATGCGTTATAACGTTCATCAATTTGGCCTGTTCGGCGATTATAAATCTTTTTCTTTTTAATTTTATCTCTTACTCGCTCAAGAACCGCTTCACCTTTATTTGGCGGTAGTGTTCCAACGTCAATATAGAAAATTCTGCGCTCGGGCGCTCTGGTATTGTGCGAAACCGTTCCGTTGACAATAAAATTATGGAGATTATTATCAATAGTTATATCATAAACTTCTTCTTCTCCATCAGGTTTCACTGATAATACGTTTTCGTATTTAGGAAGATCTAAGTCTGAAACATACAAGCACCAGGATAATCCTCCACTTATAAATCTTCCTGGTGTTATTTCATGATATTCGTCTCGTCTGTCTCTTTCTATTATATGACCAGAAGACAAGCCACAACTAGACCATAATTCTTTTGCATCTTCTACTAATGGTTTATTGGCTAACCCAATTGTTCCAGTCCATAACCCAGCATTTGTATATCTTACCGATCCATCTGCATCAACTAGTCCTCTGATTAATGCTTTTCTGATTTTTTTAGATGCAGTGAATGCCCATTGCGGGATTCTTTTTTTGTCATGTCCGGATACAAACCCTAAGCTTTTGAAGATTTGAGCCGCGATTGTGTTTTGAACAGCATAGCTTCCTACACATTCATGTTTTGTTCTTGGGTCAGGGCAGAATATAGTTTTACCAAAATATTTTTCTAATAATGATTGATATTCATGATTTAGATCCTCGTCTATTCCTGAAGCAAAACTAATTCCATATGGTCCGATACTTCCATCGCCGAGCATAAAACCAAACAATTTAGCAAAATCTTCATCTACATATTCTGGCGTATTGATTCTTTCTGAATTAAATTCGTTTCTATTACAAACATCTAATTTTGAAGTATTAAGATCGAACATGTTGCATATTTCTATAGCATCTGTATGTTTGAGAGCTTTATTATCTGAATATAAAAATTGTCTTATTCTTCTAATATCTACTGAACAATCACATTGTCTCATCATTTCAGTGATGTTATTATATGACTTGGATCTAAAATTTAATTTTTGATTTAAAGAAAGCTTTGCCCATTTTTCTCCAAATATACGAGGTATTTTAACAAGAGTATTATCATTTCTAATTATATTTATAACTTGATGTTGTTTTGGAATTAGATTTTGGAAATCTACATATTCAACAACTCCTGTTTTTTTATCGTGGATTAAGAGAGGGTGAGTATACGTACCTCGTAATTCAACATGTTTAGATCGTACTTTCAATATTGGTTGAACGCCGTTGTTTACATGATAACAAACATCGCTATTTATTATGTTTTCATTTTGGTCATATGAGAATACTTCATCTCCTTCTCTTAAATCTTTGATATATTTGTATCCTTCTGATGTTTGAACTCTTGATTCTCCAGTTAAGCATAGCCGGTAGATTACCATCGCATCTTCCATAAGCTTCAAAAGGTGAGCGATACGTCTTCCGGCATATAGAACTGAAACTCCGTATGGATAGAAACCGCGTCGTCTCATTCCAATTCTCATATGAATAACCTGCGTTGGATCGAATCGAATAACATTATTGATTTTTGGACTTCCGCTCATGGAAGCGAATTGAGTGTTTGTTCCAGTGGTCGTTACAGAGGCTTGGCCTGGGTGGTGGCCTACAGCAGAATCTGCTTGAGATGCTTTTTCTTTTATACTTGATATTACTGCTTGATAATCGGGTCCAAGATAAGATTGTTGAAATTCTAGGAGTCTTCCTCTTACTGTTTCTATTCTATATAATGTTTCTGGAGGAAGTTCAGAAATTTTTTGAATACCAAGCTCTGGGCTGTCAGCGTCGATAATTATTTCTAGAAACAAGTCTCCGTTCTTTACAACATTTCTTGACCAAGACCAGAGGTCTTCTGTTTCTAGTTGTAATAAGTCGTCAAATAACCAGTCTAATTCTTCTTTTACTCCTTGGCTTGGCGTTGAGACATTAAATATTTTCCCATCTATATCAGGAACAGTTGTTTCGTCGGAGTTATGAACTATAACACCATTACACGCAAAGTTATGATATATATCTGTTGTTATATCATAAACATTTTCTATTCCAATTTTTTCTACATTAAGAACAATAGAAAAGTTTTCCATTGAAACAAGTCGGTCATCTTTTGTAAGTTGGCTGGCCTCACACCATTCTCCATTTCTTTTTAGAAACTTATGGTCCCCAGTGCACTTAATAGATTTTTCATTATCAAATTTCACTTCATATATTTGATCTGTTTTGGTATACTTGACATTATGGGCGTTTCCAATTGTTATATCTTCGTTTGCTTTGTCATAACAAAATACCTCAAAATATTCTCCATTAGGATATTTTTCGAGAAGTTGTTCGATAGTAAAATCTCCACGTGGAGTGTTGATAATGCTATCTTTAGACAAGCAGTATGTATCAAGGGCCGAGGAAATTTCCGGGATGTTTTCCATTCGGTCATATTCCAGGTATCTTGCTCTTCTATCTGTATGTTCTCCGATTTCTAGAAAGTCGTTGAGATCTGTTATTTCAACAGCATGGTTAAATGTAGATCCGCCCTCTAAGTATTCAGCGGATCCCATTGCGTCAGCTCGTCCAATTCCCGCACCCGATAGAGAAGCTGGATTTGGAGCTTCTTTAGAGAGATCGCGAGAGAATATAGAACTAAATATGTCTTTTAAAGCTTCCCAAGGTTTTGGTGCCATTTATATGCCTCTCAATTATTTTTATCTTTACTTAATAAAGTAAATTCTATTCATATCTTTATATATAATGTTATGCGTAGATTTAGAGAATTTATAAATATTCCAAACTATAAATTAAAATCATTTAATGAATTTTTACTAAATGAATCTATTTCTTATACTTATAAAGTTCCGTCTTCTCCGCAAAAACAATTATTTGATTTCTATTTATGGTCGTTATTCTACCAATATGGTCTAAATAAAATATTACCAAGTATGGAAGATAATAAACAAGATTTGGAAGTTATTGTTGAAGATGCAATAAAAAAGATTACTGATAGCCAGCAATTATTGTTATTATCTACTGGTTTAACTTCAATTGCTTCTGAACTAAGACATGTATATGTGAGAAATAGTAAAATTGATATAAAACAGTTTTTTATTGATAAAGGGTTAGATTATAACAAATTTGAAAATTGGCATAATAATATTTTAGCTGAAAATATTGTACCAGCAGAAGGCAATAGTAATATTAGAGATAAAGCTGGTAAATCAATCATTAGTTCTGGTTACCGATCTTATGAATTTGTAAATATTGCCCAACAATTATTTGATAATATGAAATGGGACGCAAGTTTTGGTGGTAAACCTTGGGTAAAGATATGTAAAGGTTGGAAACAATTATATAGTGCTAATAATGTAAATGACAAGATAAAATCAATTGACCATATATATGATTTACAACATAATACTGGTTTTGCTTTAAATAAAACAAAAATATTTGATAATACCTGGATAAAAACTGCTTTAGATACAAAATATAGCGGCAAAATTTGGGAACTAGTAAACAATAGTTCAATACCACAAAAAATAGTTGGTTATTTAGTAAAATTGTCTGGTGTTGGTGAAAGCAAAGAATCTGAAGAATCTGATTTGAGTAATTATACAGCTGAACAATTATATGAAAAAGCATTGGCTTCAGGTAAACGTTGGCTAGAAGCCGAACCATATATTATGAAAAATCCTGATTTTGCTTATTTATATGCAAAACGTATAATAAGAAGACGTTGGCCTGAAGCCGAACCTTTTATAATGAAAAATCCTTATTTTGCTTATTGGTATGCAAAAGATGTAATAAAAGGACGTTGGCCTGAAGCAGAACCTTACATCATGAAAGATCCTCAATCTGCTGCGTGGTATGCAACAGATGCAATAAAAGATCGTTGGCCTAAAGCTGAACCTTACATCATGAAAGATCCAGAATATGCTTATTGGTATGCAAAAAATGTAATAAAGGGTCGTTGGCCTGAAGCCGAACCTTATATCATGAAAGATCCTGATTTTGCTTCTTTGTATACAAACATGATGAAAGGCCATTAATCTGAAGCTGAACCTTATACTATGAAAAATTATTGTTATGTTTTTTTATTTATTTTTACCCTTATTTAAGAAAACAAATTTTATTCATATCTTTATATATAATTATCGAGATCATATATTTTGAATAAATTTAATATATCACAACACAAATTGAAAACATTTTACGAATTTATATATGGTGATTCTTCTTTGCCAAAATTTAAAGATGCTAAATTCGCATATGATTATATTGTAAACAATAATCTAGGACGGCAGGAAGAAATCGAACTCTATATAATGGAAGATCCAGAATATGCTTATAAATATGCCAAAAACATATTAAAAGGAAGGTGGGAAAACGCTGAGCCTTATATAAGAAATTCTAGATATGCAAGTTTATATGCCAAAAACGTATTGAATGGAGATTGGCCAGTAATCAAACCTGAAACTGATTCAATAATTAATTATAAAGACCAAGGTTCACCTGGGGCAACTATTTTACCAGTAAAAATGTAGAGATATTCAATTACCATCCAAATTCTTTTAGCAAAAACTTTTCAATTATTCTGCAACTTATTTATATATAAATTATGCGTAAGTTTAGAGACTTTATAAATATTCCAAGTTATAAACTAAAATCATTTAGTGAATTTCTACTAAATGAAAGTATAAACTATACCTATAAAGTACCATCTTCCCCGCAAAAACAATTATTTGATTTCTATCTATTATCATTATTTTACCAACATGATCTAAATAAAATATTGCCAGGTATGGAAGATAATAAACAAGATTTAGAAGTTATATTAGAGGATGCAATAAAGAAGATAACCGATAGTCAACAAAAATTATTATTATCTGCTGGTCTAACCTCAATTGCTTCTGAACTAAGACATGTATATGATATAAACGACGAAATTGATATAAAACAATTTTTTGATGATAATGGTTTAGATTACAATAAATTTAATAATTGGTTAAACCGTGTTTTAGCCGAAAATATTGTGCCAGCAAAAGGCAATAGTAATATTAGAGATAAAGCTGGTAAATCAATCATTAGTTCTGGTTACCGATCTTATGAATTTGTAGATATTGC